ACCTCTAAGACAACAGCTTTTTCCATGATTTCTTTTATATCAGAAGCTTGTTCTCTGTCTTTAATAGAGACACATAATTCATCATGAATCTGAATATGAGGTATTATACCCTTTTTATAAAGAAGTACCATTGCCTTTTTCGTCATATCTGCAGCACTTCCTTGGATAACTTTGTTTAAAGATTTATAAGTAAAAGCTATTTGATACTTTTGCTCAAACCCTAGCAATGATGGATCAGCAGGATCCCCATCCACAACCCCTCTTTCATGGTAATCTTTTTCTGCTTCCGATTTAGTAAAAGTGCTGACAGGTAAGGTTTTCCACTCTCTTTTAAATTGACCGTTTGAGTTTTTCTCGTCTTCCCCGGTTTCTTTATTTTTTATTCTAACATATCTTTTAATTTGAAAAACCTTATCTTCGGCATTCCAGCTTTTATCTTTAGGTTCCCATCTATTAAATCTGCAAACCCTATCTTCCACGGTGAAAATTAAACGAGTTTCATCTGCAAAATCTTGAAAAGCTTTAGAAATATCTCTAACAAACGGGACTTTGCGGTGGTATTGATCAAATAATTCTTTTGCCTCCTCCTTGTTTAAATTTAGTTGAGAAGCTAATTTTCCTTTACCCATGCCATAAAATAATCCAAGGTTTATAGTTTTAGCTGTAGTCCTTTCTATCCGAGCCATGTCCGCTACCATTTGATGAAAATCAGTGTCAGGATTATCATCATAATTTTTTTTTAAAATATGTGCAGCATTCATTCCATGTTTAACAGAGAAATGAACTACTAATCTTGGTTCTTGCTGAGAATAGTCAAACGATCCCCACTCGTGCCCTTCCTCCGGCAAAAATAATCCTCGCATCATTTTACCGATCTCTCCCTTCGCAGGAATTTGTTGTAGATTGGGATTAGACATTGAAAATCTTCCAGTGACCGCTCCTCCTCCTTCTCCTCTGATTTGATTTATATCTGCGTGTATTCTTCCATCATGTACATATTTTAAAACACCTTCTATGAATGCACTTTTAGCTTTATCTAATTCTCTTGCTTCTGCAATCATTCGTAAGTACTTATTTTCATGGGTTTTTAAATAGTCTTTAGGAAGCATAGGCATTTCAGATTTAAGGGTTGTTTTATATCCTTGAGGATTTTTCTTCTTGTCATAAGGCTGGATTTTTTGTTGATCTAAAAGTTTTTTAATAGAAGTTGCCGCCCATATTTTTACATCTATGCCTGTATCTTGTTTAATGTTATTGATTAATTTATCCCGTTTTTTTTCTAACTCTTTACCTAGAAGCTTAGCTTTTTTAGTGTCTATACGAACTCCTTTAAATTTCATCTCAACTAAGCAAGGAAAGAGATCGGTTTCCAATTGAAATATCTTTTTTAAAGATATTTTAGTGTTTCTGTAACCATAGTTAACGATAATGTCTTTATTTATTTCTTTTTCAAAAATATTCCAAAGTTTTAAAGTTAAGTCTACGTCCTGGTGAGCATAACCCTTAACTAGATCATAAGGCAGTTTTTCCATATTACTCATTGGATCTTTAATTCCAAATTCTTTTTCAGACCTAGCTTGAAGATCCCATTTTAATTTTTTTTCCCCTAAATAGTCTTTACTTAAAGAATTTAGCGTATATTGCATTCTATTTACATCGATTACGGACGCAGCTACCATGGTGTCTAATAACTCACCTTTCGGCATAAGTTTTGATTCTGCGCGAATCCAACAAACATCATAGATGGCGTTGTGAAAAACTTTTCTAATTTTAGGGTTTTGAAATAATTTTTCGTTTAACTTTTTCCATGTTTCGCTAGGGTCATGGTTTTGACCATCATGTAAATGATGTATCGGAAAATACATTGTTTGCTTTCCTGTAGCTACAGCTATACCACAAACAAAGCCTGTTCCTCGGATAGCTCCCGACCCCTTCGTTTTTAAATCGGGATCAGAGGTTTCTAAGTCAACCGCTACGGTATCCCCATCTTTTAAAATTAAGTCTTCTACTTCAGGAATTATACACATTAGTTATGAGGACATCCTTTCTTCCATTTTTTATAACCATCAACCCAGTCTTTACCTGAAGTCTCTGGTGGTTTAATCATTCCCCAAGAATTTTTTGGAGGGTAAGTTCTTTCTGCTTCTTCTTTAGTAATACCGGCGTTTCGGTATTCCTCTTCTTCTGTCATCGGTATTAATTTGTAATCTCTTTCAATTATCATTTCAATAAAATGAATCGCTTTTTCTAAATCTTCCTTTCCGTTTTTGTATCTGTGTCTACAGATATATTTAATAACATTACCTTCCGGAAAAAGCAATTCGTTCTCAATTACAAACTTGCTTGGTTGAATCTTCATTTTTTTATAATGTGATCCTCCAATTTGTTTGTCGTATGCACTCATGTTATTCTCCTGTCATTATTTATGGGGTTTTGAATTTCATTCCAATCAGGTCTCCATTCTCTGTGAAAAGAATCTTCATCTAGTGTCCATGATTTTTTAACGGGAATAGGACCATAATCTCCTAACAATCCCCGTGAATCAGCGGAGGATGTTCTAAGAACCCAACAATCAAATACTCCTCTGCTAAACATAGTATATTTTAATCTTCTTTGAATAAAAAAAGATTCGGGTTTTTTTCTGTATATTGACAAATCTCCAACTACATTATGAAATGTAGTTCCTTTTATTATGTGAATACTTCCGTGTTCTATTCTTATCTTTGCATTAAAATCAAATCCGTTTCTTAAAACATTTTTTATATAGAGCATTCTATCATCATGATCTTTTTGCCCAGTTATAAGAAGATCAAATGACTTATTTAGGTTAGGTTTTAAAAGTTTGGCTTCTACTAACTCAGTATAAGTATAGTCTCGTTTGATCCATCCTTCAAATTTGAAGCTTCCTTTTCCCCATACTATGGCTTCTCGACCAAGATATTTCCAAAATTGTTTTATTTGATCTAAACTTTCAGGTTTTCCGTGTATAAATTCAGGCCATTCTTTGTGGCATCTTAGCTCTTTCTTAGAAACATGAGGGCCCTCACTTCCTACGTGAGCAAACTCAAAACCGTGATGTTTTAAAAATTTAGTTATATAGACGTTGCTAGGATAACCTCTATAAGCAAAAACAAAAGTTTGTTTAGTATTTCTCATTTTATCTAAAAGAATATCTAAGTTTTTAGATGGCTTAAGATCTGTTAAATCGTATTTATGGCCCTCTATAATATCTCCTTCTTTGCATCCCTCTGGTATTTTGTGATATTCTTTATTATACACGGCTGGTAACCATGTTCTTTCATAACCATAATTTTTCCAAACAGGTGCAATTATTTTTTTACAAAAAGTATTAATAGCTCTTCCACATCTAAGTCCGTTTTTTAATTCGTGATAAGGATTTGCTGCAGCTTTGTGAAAGTAATCTGCGTCTGATCCCGCAAATTCAAAAATTGTCTGATCGGGATCACCTATTAAATAAAAATGTTCCTCTTTTACGTTTTTGGCCATTATCTTAAGCGCTTTCATTTGAGGCACGTTTGAGTCTTGTGCTTCATCGACCATTAAAACATCAATATCACATTCTTCATTTAAATCATTAAAATTGTCTATCATGTCTGCAAAATCATATATAGCTCTACCTTTGTATGTCTTGTATACATCTTCTAATTTTTCTAAGTCGGAAATTTTGTAAGGACTGTATTCTTCTTTATCTGTATTAGGATGATTCCAATGTTCTTCTAATGATCTTCCATTACCATGCGCGTCTTTGATAAATTTAAAGAAGCTATGTTGCTTAAGGGTGTTTGGTTTTGAATGACGAAACAGCGTATTTATTCTCTTCAAATTCTGAATGTGCTCACGACAATTATTGTCAGCAATAACTTCTCTACCTTTTGGAAGTTTACTCTTACAAAAGTGATGAATAGTACATATGCGGTCTCTAAAAAATTCTTCGTCATACTCTCCTTCTTTTATTTCTTTAATTTTTAGTATTGCATTTAAAAGCAACTCAGCCACCTTGTTTGTATGAGAAAGTAAAACTATCCTAGAGGCATCATATCCTTCCGCAATACGGTCCTTAATATTATGAACTATATACGTATGTGTTTTTCCTGTCCCTGGAGGTCCAACGACAAATCTAGGTTCCATCTGTTATCCTTTCTGAATCTTTGATCTCTTCATAGTCTCCATCAATGACTAAATCATCTTTTTCTACTTTATAATTTTCAATTCTCCAAGATACACAGGATTTATTATTAACTTTTCCTCTGTGTTTACTAGCTTTTAATATATCTTGAACTTTCATAACGAGATCTACTCTTCTAATATTAATTTTTCTTTCTACTAAAAAATCTTCAAAAGAATTTAAATTAAACTCTAAAGAACTTTTTACCATATCAAAATGAGGGCGTTTGTAAACAAGTAAATTTGTTTTATCTGAAAAAGCTTGTTCTTTTTTAATGTACTGACTAAAATATTTTATAAAGACAAGATCTTCATCTGCTTCTTCGTCACGATCTTCTGATTGAGTTCTGTTTTCATATTTCTTTCTCATAATTGTTTCAAAATCTGCAGGTTTCATTTTTGGAATCCAAACTGATGCCTGTATAATGACTGCATCATAAAATGCTTTTTGATTCATGAGTGTTGGACCATCCACTGTAATTTTCTTTTCGTCTAATACTCCATCAACAAAAGCATTTACCTTAACTACGTACCTATCAAAACCATACTCAATAATGTCCCCAATTGATTCTTGTGCAATTTCTTTTCCTGCTGCATATTCTACTCCAACCCAACTAAATAACTCTGCAATAGTTCTTGTGGAACAACCAATAATTTCAGCAAGTTTTGGCATACCCAGCTTTCTATTAGCTTTTTTACCACTAGAACCTTTTGAATTTCTTTTTTCTGCTTCACTATCATTTGAAGCTACTGCAATATTATATACAAAAGTATTAATTTCATCTTCTTCCCAATTAGTGTGCTTTAGTAGTACGCCAGCAATCGCAGTACAGTAGCTGTCTCTTTGACCATCTGGCGCATAAAGAATACATAATGCAGAGGAAAGAGCTACTTTTCTTAAATCAGCGTTTAAGTCTCCTGAGTATTCCTTAAAACCACAAAATTTTTCCCACTTTACAGTTTCAGGAGCCTTACTATGT